GATAAATATTTCTTCAAAGTCGTGTAGTAATTGATGATTACCTGTACTTGATCCGCCATTAACACCTGTAACTGGTTTTGTTAAATCAGCATCATGGAACATTTGTAATTGTGTTGCATTAACAACCGATACATAGTATGTTGCTTCGTCTAGTAATCCAACTATTTCAAGATTACCATTTCGGTTATATTGTACTAAGTCCCCTGTTGATAACCCATGGTTACCGTTTGAAGTAATACTACTAGGAGAAGCATTACCTGCTGAGAAAGAAACTGTTGTACCTCTTGTTGAATCATTGTTAAATGTGCTAGTAATATCTTGACTTGCTAAGTTTCGTACTCTTAATACATATTGGTTAACAGTATCACGTTGTAATCCTACAATATTAATATTTTGTACATTATCAACAACACCTACGTTACCAATAATACCCTTGTCAGTATTAAATACTCTTTGTGAGTAACCTGTTGATCGTAATGCAAAGTAACCAAAGTTTGTTGCAGAGTTAGTAATAGATAAGTATCCACCGTTTTGTGTTAAACAACCTTGCTCTGCAAATATAACAAAACAACTAACTAACTGGGCATATGCATCGTTCATTACACGCCATGCTACACCGCCAAACGATAGAATAGTAAATGCATTTGCAACCATACTCTTACCTTGTTCAGGTTGTCCGTCTTCTGGTGATAATGGATTTTCTGCTTCGATTGCATTAGCTGGTGTGTTAGGTGTAACAACAAGATCGCCATCTATTTCAACACCATTACCGCCTAAGAAACTAATCACAGAACAGTTTTGTAAATATGGTGAAGTAGTTATTAATACTCTTGTGTTAGGTAAGTTTGTATATCCTGCTCTACTTGTAGCTGAATCATCTGGGTTGTCAAACGATACAGCAAATCTAAATGTTGCTATTGGAACTGTGCCTGACAATGCATCTCTAAATGTCATATTAAACATGTATGAAGCATTACGTACTCTAAACATATCTTTGTTTTCGTTTGCTGGCCTTAGTATTACAGTTCTAATACTATCACCAACTATTGATACGTTGTCTGGAATAATTACAGGGTTATCAACAATGTATTCTCCTGTTGCAACCATCACTGTAGCTCTGTCTACAACATCTTTAGATACATTGTATACCATACCTGAAGCAATTTGCATAGCACGTTTTATTGTTGCAACCGGTGCTGTTATACCGTCATTAAGGTCATCACCTTTTTCAGCACTTACATAAACCCGTTTGCCTCCAAAGATATCACTGTCACTAAATCCAAGTTGTCCAAGTCCGTCTGTACTTACTAGCTGACCTTTGGAACCATCTGCTGTTGGTAAAGCATAATCATTTAAAGTTAATTTATCGGATAAGAATAACTCACTCCAACGTTTTGTATTTGTACCTAGATCATATAACTCGGTTGTATCAGGTATAAGATTGCCTTCAAAGTCTGCTGATAGAACTATTGTATCTGTGTCTGCATCACCAATTGTAATGTTCCCACCAATAATCACATTACCAGTAATCTCGGCATTGCCGGTAACTGTTAGTTTAGTTCCATTGAATGTTAAGTTTCCACTATCTTCTATTTCGCCGCCTGTGCCTGCTAATACTACACGCCCTGATGTTAAGTCTTCAACTTGAAGTGTTGCAATTTCAGCTGAAGTTCCTACATCAAGTGTAGCAACATCTATATCTCCAGGAGTTACAACATTACCAGTTGCAAAGTCCATAGTAACTTTGTTTAGTCCATCACCAAATTTAAAATCACCAGTCTCATCAAGTTGTAATCTGTGTACTCCTGCTGTATAGAAATCTAAGTCATCATTGTCGTTACCTGGAGTTGTTTCACCTTGTACCCGCGTGTCGCCGTCGACATCACTTACTCCGCCTAATGAGCCCCATTGGTTTGATGATAAGTAACCTTCAAATCTTTGTGTATCAGTATTATATTTTATATCACCAACATTGCCAGATGCTACAGTTCCTGCTGACGGAACACTTAGTCTTGATGTTGCATCAAGTGTTGCCACAGTTAACACACTGATATTGTCAATGTTATTGCTATCCATATCTAAATTGCCGGCCATAGCCTTTGTGCCATTTAGATCTAAGAAGCCTGGTCCTATAATACCTGGAACTGTTGCACCAGCATGGTTAATCCCTAGTCTACGATTTACATAGTTTCTTACAGCACTTTCTACTGGTACTGTGTCTGTTGCATTATCAGTCATGCCGTCGTCTGTACTAAATTCACTTACAGCAACACCACGTTTAAATCCAATGCCGTCTAAGTTTGAAAGAGCAATACTTGCGGCAAAAGTAACTGTACCTGTTCCTTGGTCAACTTTAAAATAATCTCCTACTCTAAAGTTACCATCTTGGTCAGTTGTTACAAAGAACACACGCCCTTTACCTTCTTCAACTACTTCTCTTGCTTGGTTTTTAGCAATCTCAGGTTTACCGTAAATTTCTCTTGGATAACTTGATGTTTGGTAACTTCCTGTACCAATGTCAAGTAAGTCATGTCCAGTAACTCTAAGTGTACTGATACCTACTGTAATGTCTGCTTGACCACCTGCTGGTAAACCTGCTCGTAGTGTAGGCTTATCTGGATATCCGCCGAGTGACTTAGTAAGAGCAGGAGTAATATCTACCTCTGCATATGTTTGTCCTGTTGCGGTTTTATCTCTGTATCCTGTTACTTGGTGTATAGTGTCATTAAATCCAAAGATGTATTTTGGTCCAACACTAATTCCGTTTTCAATTCTTGATTGCTCATTAGGATCTAAGTTAGTATCAAGTCTAATAGTAGTATCACCTACTTGTCCTGATCCTGCTGTACTACCTGCTGTGTCGTCAACTACTAATTTAACATAGTCATATGATTCACGCAATGTAATCCTTGCTACGTTATCAGGCAAGTCAGCAACATCATATGCTAACACACGATATACTTTAGTTGGGTCATCGTCATATTGTAATGCTGTACTAGGTCTAGTAGGGTTGATATCTAATATGTCGTCATATTTAACTACTTGGTTACTACGTATGACTACAGGAGTTCCGTCTGGTATAGTAATTTGAACACCAGGGTTACTTGCTTCTCCTGCTGCAATGTTAAGTTGATATAATTGAGGCGAAGTTGCTTCAACGGCACTAACACTAATAACTTCATATCTAGTAAGATAAGTTGGGTCGCCTAATACGTTATTTGCTCCACCGTGATCAACATCAACTTCACCGATGTTATATGGTGCATATGAAAGATTGTCAACATATATAACTGTGCCACCTTGTATGTTTGTATAGGTAGCATCAGTCATTGCTGTACCAGTTTGGATCATATCATCAGCTAGTACTACATCATCACTGACTTCTAAAGGATCACTACCTCTTGCTAATAATGCATAGTCACCGTATGCCGTTGAACCGTTGAGTGATCTAATATCTGAGCCGTTTTCTGCAAGATAACTTACATGGCAATAGTAACAGAATACACTAACTGCTTCTGCACGTGAACCATTTGTAGTATACAAACCATAACCTAAGTCGTTAATTTGTGTGAAGTCATTTGACAGCATTGATATATTACCTGCTGTTAATACTTCTATATCATAAGGCAGTGTTGGTAAAATTTGACTTGGATTAATAACTTCATAATGTGCATCAGTCCATGGAGTATCTTCTGACAGTACACAACGCCATTGATCTGCAGATACCCCAACTCTATCTACTTTGTTGATTTGCCATCTAACACCATCAATAAAGAAACTAGTTGGAGTTTGTGGCTCTCTGTATATATTGTCTATAACAATTTCAGTTGTACTATTTGCTTGAACAATTCTTGCATCTTGGTTACCACAGAATCCATCAACAAACATACCACCTGCAAAACTTACTTTGGGTGCTAATGATTTACTAAAACTTGAACAAGTTTGTGTGTAAGGTGATTTAGTAAGTATTTGCCCTTCTGGGTCAAGCACTTCCATAAATCCGCCATGTCCTTGTACTGACAAGTTTCTAATAATTGTAGCATCATTCATTAAGAATACATCAAGTGCATCATTATCTTTAGGAGCATTAAATCCTGTACCGCGTATAATATTTGCAATACCGCCAATAAAACTATTTGATATTACTTGTGCGTCTGTAGTTAGTAAAGGTGCTATCTGTGTTGCTAGATAATCAAGTGCCGCGGCAGTTTCAGTTACCTGGTTTGCTGGCAGTTGTCCTTGATACATTAGTGCATTGTTTAGTGTTTCTAATTTGCCGCCATCTCTTAAGTCTATTGAAAGAGCATCAACAATGTAGCCAACGTCACGTCTACACTTATCTACATCATATGTTAAACTAGGATATGTACTTGTTATAAAAGTAATTACAGCATCTTGAAGTGTTGCTTTACTAGAAAACAATACATTGTAATCATTAACATAAGCACCTGGATTGTTAACAAAGGTATATATTAGGTTAGCACGATCTGTTAAGTAGTGAGCACCAAACGGACGCTCTCCAACAACAGCAGGATCAAGTTCTAGTTTGTCAGCGTTACGTTTAAATTTTATTTCTGAATACGGACTTGCACTTGCACCTGGTTTTGGTCGAATAATGCTTCTTCTAAATTCATCACCTTTGATGGAAACATTGTTTGGAACTTTAATCGGAAAGTGTTCGTAGTAAATACCTGTTTCAAGCCTAATGGTTATTTCTGGTGATTCACTGTTTCCTGCTTCAAATGTTTGATATGGTAAACTAGGAATAGCATTACCAAATTTAATTTGTTCGCCTTGTAAAAATTCACCGTTCTCTACATCAATAATAAGTGTATCAGATGTACCGCCAACGTTCTTAGTATATTCTTCTATAAGTCCAACAGCACCGCTATTCTGTCCAACAATACGCATGCCGCTTCTTAGTTCAGTTGTGGCATCTAACTCGTATGTCTCTTTAGACATCTGGATATTTTTATATGTTCCGCTATCAGTTACTGACGATATTACTGACCTTACTTGTGCATCTGCTGCATTAGTATATGTAATCCATTTTTGATATGGACCTAGTCCTAAAGAGGCTTTGTCCATAACACGATCAGCTTCTCTACAAGCTGCGTTTAGTGTTCTAAATGCTGTACCTGGAGTACGACCTCTTTTTGATCCGTATGTGTTATCATCTTTACCATTTGTCGAAACATACATCACATTTGACGATCCTGTAAAAGGACTTGATGCTACTTGATAAAATGTATTACCGTCGGAATATTCTAGACTTTGTGTTAATGCATTATAACGAAATAATCCTTCAACCGGAGCCGGTCTAGGTTCTTCGCCTCGCATGTATATTTCTGATAAGTTACCAGCACTGTCAACTTTAACTTTATCTCCAAATACTGTAGTACCACCTGCTGTAGAAGCGTCACCTACATGTAACTGTCCGGTAGTGGTGTCATATATTATTTCACCATTAAGGGGAGTAAAAGCGTCTCTGTCCGAAGTAGGCCCACGCCTTACTAGAATACTACCATTTTCAGCTGGCATTGATTAATCTCCAATTAGTGGACTGTCAGGTCCGTATACAACATTAGGATCGTATGATGCTGTACCTGCTAATGGTATAACACCTCCATCAAAGTATGATGTTGGTTGTGCCGCTATTGCGCCACCTTCTATGTCTGATATTTTAACAACAACGTATGAGCTTTGATTAATATCACCGCCATCAATCGGCGGGATATTGAAAAAGTTATTCTCATCAAATGGTGCTCCTCGTCTTATAGCCATAAACATACTATCCTTTTGTATATTTATTACTTTTAGACGAGAGCTGTTTTAAAGTTGTATGCCCGTTGTTTGGGTCATGTATTGATCTGCTAGTTCTTTTGCAGTTTTAGCAACACAGGATACAGATGATGCATTAAGTACAAACTTTCCGTCTGTAGATACGCTAAACATAAATGGCGCAAGACCTAAGCCTTTTTCGCCTGCAACAAGTACCATTGGTTTGGCTATGTTGTATGTAGTTTCATCTTCTTTTTCAAGTCTTGCAACTAGTTCTTCACCTGATGTAAGTTTGAAGGAGACTGTCTCTCCGATTTTGTATGTAGTTTCAATTAACATATTTGTTATCTTCTTTTAATTGCCTTTTTAGTGGCTCGCTTTGCAGCTGGTTTAATTTTCTTAGCGCCTGTAGTTTTACGAGGTTTTCTAAGTGCCATTGGATTTCCTTTCTATAATGTATATCCTGTACCGTTATATCCGGTCTCATCTAAGTAGGTAGAAAATTGATCATATCCACCTACTGCTTTTCCACTAACTTTAATTTGTGGGAAAGTTCTTGCTCCAGGAAACAGATCCATAATTTCTTCTCTATCAAAATCTGTTCCTAGTTGTTTGTATGTAAATTCAAGTTGGCGCCTTTCGCAAAGTTGTTTTGCTTTATCGCAATATGGGCATTGTGGTTTGCCGTATATTTCTATCATAATGAAAATCCTTTAAGACTGTCTGTATCGACGTCTTGTTTAATGCCACCAATAATGTAACTTTCAACTTCTGTTTCTTGAGGTGCAACTTGTAAACCTGAACTTGATAACCAATGTTGTGTCCAAGGTAGCGGGTTAGTATTAACAGGTGCATCAAAGATAGCATTATATCCTAATGCTTTAAGCCTGCGGTTAGCAATATATTCTACATATTGGTTAAGTAGTGTAGCATTAAGACCAATCATAGATCCGTCTTTGAATAAGTATTCTGCCCATGCTTTTTCTTCAGCAACACATTCACGCCACATATCATGCACTTCTTCTTTACACTCTTTAGCAATCTGTGCCATCTCTGGATCGTCTTTGCCTTGAGCCCAAAGTTTAAGTATGTGTGTACTAAGTGCTAAATGCTGTGCTTCGTCTCTAGCAATAAGACTAATAATCTTAGCACTGCCTTCCATTAGTTTTAATTCGCCAAATCCAAAGGTACATGCAAAACTTACATAGAAACGCAATCCTTCTAGAATGTTTACATTCATCATTGCAAGGTACAGTTTCTTTTTAACATCACGCATACTACCTTCTTTACGATGGTTCCAAGCATCAGCTGCTTCTGTAAATGCGTCATAGTTTTTAGTAACGGCTGTTGCACGTTTGATGATTTCTTTATCATCTAAAATTGTATCAAACACTTCTGCCGGGTCAGCATACACGTTCTTCATAATGTGTGTATAACTACGTGAATGGATTGTTTCAAAGAAGTCCCAAGTAACAATACATCCTTCTAGTTCAGGTAGTGATACATGTGGCAAAAATGCTAAACATGGACCACGTCCTTGGACACTATCAAGTAGTGTTTGATATTTCAAATTGGAAGTAAAGATGTGTTTTTGCTCTGGGCGGAAGTTTGCAAAGTCAGCTCTATCTTTTTGCAGACTTACTTCTTCTGGACGCCAAAAGTATCCTAGCATTGTTTGATTCAATTTATCAAACACAGGGAATTTAAATACATCATATCTTTGTGTGTTTTGATCTGCTCCAAAGAACATATCCTGTTTTGTAAAGTCTACTTTTTCTTGATTAAAAACTGTTTTTGCCATCTTTATATTTCCTTATTTCTCTTATATACAATACTATAGTTTTGACCGAATGTCAATAACTAAATTGCACATGCCTCACACTCTTCCCCATCTTCATACTCAATTTCTGATGGCTGTAATTCTACTTCTTTATCATCTTCTATTTCACTTGGATCTGTTTTGTAGTCGTAAGTGTTTTGATAATAACTAGTCTTCCAACCTAACTTGTAAGTTGTTAGTAAGTCTTTTAACATCACACTCATTGGAACTTCATTATTCTCAAAGTGAGTTGGATTGTAACTCCAATTTCCACTAATTGCTTGGTCAAAGAACTTTTGCATTACTGCAACAATATTAATATAACCTTCGTTACTAGGCATATCCCATAGTAAACTATAGTTGTTCTTTAGAGTTTGATACTGTGGAACAATTTGCTTAAGAGGCCCTTTTTTGGACTTCTTAACGGACAAGTAACCTCTAGGTGGCTCAATTCCGTTTGTTGCGTTCGACACAACGGAACTGCTCTCCGAAGGCATTTGTGCGGACAATGTGCTGTGCCTAAGTCCGTGTTCCTTGATGTCAGCCCGTAAGCTATCCCAATCATAATTTAACTTAACCTTTACAATATCGTCAACTTCTTTCTTGTATGTATCAATAGGAAGTATGCCGTCTGAGTATTTAGTACGATTAAAGTATTCACATGCACCACGTTCTTTTGCTAAGTTGTTACTTGCTTTTAACAAGTAGTATTGAAACGCTTCTGTTAGTTCATGTACAGCCTTCCAACTTTCAGGATCTTCATACTTGGTTTTATTCTTAGCAAGAAAATGTGCTAATCCAATATAACCTACTCCTAAACTACGTCTTGCTTTAGTTGACTTTTCTGCAGCTAAAATAGGATACTTTTGGTAATCAATAATTTCTTCTAATGCTCTTACAGCAAGATCACATAGATCTTCTAGATCGCCTAATTCTTTAATAATGCCTACATTAATAGCACTAAGAATACATAGTGCAATTTCACCTTCTGGATCGTCAATATGATTAAGCGGCTTAGTTGGAAGTGTAATCTCTTGACACAAGTTACTCATGTATACTGTGTCTTTAAATGAACTGTGTGTATTACAGTGATCAACATTCATAATGTAAATACGTCCTGTTTCAGCTCGCTCTTTAATCAACGCAGAAAACAACTCCATTGCTGGTACAGATCGTTTCTTAATGCTTGTAGCACGTTCATATTTTTCGTATAGCTCTTGGAACGCTACTGGATCACCAAAGTATGCTTCGTACAATCCCGGAACATCATGCGGCGAGAAAAGAGTTATATCACCGCCGGACAACAACCTTTCATACATAGTTTTGTTTAACTGAATACTATAATCTAGTTTACGTACACGATTGTCCTCAGTGCCTTTATTGTTTTTTAATACAAGGATGTCTTCAATCTCTTGATGCCAAAAAGGAAAATGTGTAGTAGCACTTCCGCCACGTACACCATTTTGTGTACAGCAACGCACTGTTGATTCAAACTTCTTTAAGAAAGGAATGATACCAGTGTGCGCCACTTCGCCGCCACGTATCTTTGCGTTGACTCCGCGTATTCTTCCAGCGTTAATACCAATACCTGCACGTTGAGCAGTATACCTGCCAATAGCCATATCGCTAGAAAAAATGCTGTCAAGAG